CTTACGACAGATGCCTTCAAGTCGTCGGCAACCGCTTTCAACGCCTTTGCTCCACGCTTTTTGACCTCCCTAACCGCCTTTGAACCCATCGTCTTTGTGAAATCAATTGCGTCTTTTAGACTAACTCCACCGCTTTTAACTCCGCCGACTTTGCGTTTTTTCACCGCTGACCCGAGTTGGACTTTTCCGTCCGCATCTAAAAAAGCACCCACCATCGCCCCGCCCACTTTGCGTCCTGCTCCCAAAAAGGGCAAGACAATAGGAGCAAGGTCTTTTGCTACGCCGAGCGTTCCAGTAAATCCCTTTACAAACCCTTTTCCAAAGTCTTTCCAAAAAGAACCTCCGTGTAGCGTCTTCATCGCCTTCTCGACCATCAACACTTTATCAGCCATTTTGGAGCGTCCTGCTCCCATTATTAAAGGGGCGACAATAGGGGCGAGTTGTTTTACGACATTAAAAGCATCGCTTAAAAAAGAACCTCCACGCATCAGTTTTCTATTGAACGCGGCTAACTTTTTGATGTCGGCAGGTTTGAGTGCCGCCGACGCTCCGCCCATCACCTGCTGGTAGAGGTCGTAAGCCTCCTTGCCCGTTTTCGCAATAGCACTTGCGTCCTTTATTCCCTTACTCGCCTTTTTCACTAAACTACCGAGATTAAATCCTCCCGACGGAACGCCTCCCGACATTACGCCTCCCGACGGAACGCCTCCCGACATTACGCCTCCCGACGGAACGCCTCCCTTCAATAATGGGGCGACAAGAGGGGCAACTGTTTTTGCGACACTTAAAGCATCACTAAAAAAAGAACCTCCAACAGCACCGCCCACTCCTGCGTATTTGTTGCGACCTCCTCCGCTTGAAACGGCGAGACCTGCGTTCATATTGAGGGGCGGGTATGCGGATGAAGTGCCGTTGAGAATAAACTTGGCTGGGGCGACCCCCCCTGTAAGTATTTGCTGAACCGATGCGACCTTTTCGGGGTCGTGGAAACTATCGGCGTTCCTAAATCCCATAGGTGTAGGGTCATACTGGTAGCGGTTCAAGTGAAAGTTCTTCTGCTCCATTTCGCTTAAAGTCTTGACCAACGCTCTGTTGTAGGGAGTGTTGTATGTGATGTTTGCTTGGGGCATCTTTATATAAATACAACATATTTTAATTGATACGCATATTAATTAATTAATATGTCTATCTAAATATTCCTTAATAATTGTCTGCCGACTGTCTGCCGACGGCTTTTTTAGAAATGTAGGGATGTAGGGTGTAGGGTCGCTCCAACCTTTTATTATAGAGAATGGGTTGATGGGTGGTTTCAAATATAACTAACTAAAACAGACCCTACACCCTACACCCTACATTTTCATTTTTTTAACGACACATATCGGCAAGACGAGATGCCCCTCCGTGAGCCATTCCCCCGTGAGCCATTCCCCCGTGAGCCATTCCACCCGAAGACACGCCACCACGAGGCATCATCATACCGCCACGCTTCTCGCAAAATCTCTTCACTATCCCGTGTAGAGGCATATTGAGTAGATTACCTCCCACCATACGGGCGACTTCGGCAGATTTCATCGCCGATGCTTGTTGCGATGATTTGGCTGCTAATACGGTCTCCTTTGTAAGAATTCCAGTATAAATAGCAGACACGCCTTGCTGTGTGGTGAGGATACCGCTATTCACACAGATAGTAATAATTTCAGGGGTAATATTCGCACCACCCGTAGCAGAGATAGTATTGGTTGCTCCAATTTGGAACTGGAAATTATAATTGCCTAAACTTCCACAGGACAGGAAATCGGGGAGTGATAAATCGTAAGCAGGGTTGATGATAAGAAGAGAACCCGTAGTATTCACAGCAGCACCCTTGCCCGTTCCACCGACAGCAGCACTCGCAACACCGCTAAACTCCAACCAAGATTGAGTAGAGCCGTTTCTAACGGACATACGCCAAAGGTCGTAAGCAGAGGCGGAGGACAAGAGACCCGATTGGTTGTTAAGATTGATGGAAACATTATTGATAGTGAAGAACACAGATGCGTCCTGAATGGTTTGCTGGGACATCGGCTTTCTAACATTAATGATAAAGAGGTCGGGGATTTGATTGATTTGAAGATTGGAACTGGTGAGAGTAGCGGACGCTTGTGGGGCAACAGAGGTCGTGTTGGTAGATGAGGTCAAATAACGGGGGAAGTCCATATAAGGCACTACATTCTTGGTCTCAATTAGGTCGCTGGGTTGAGTGGAAAGGAACTTCAATAACATCGCAGGGTTTGAAGGTTGGTTCAATATCGCAGAGATGGTAGATGTGGAAGTAAAGCCGTTAGGGTTGGCGGCTGTTCCAAGAGCAATAGAAGTGATGAAACCAGTAGAACTGCTAAACAATCTCTTACAAGTAGCATCAATATTGAAAGTGAAAGTCATATTGTTAATACCTAGAAGACCCTGTTGGTTGAACTCGGGGTTGCCGAAGATGAAAGGGGACAGGAACAGGGGTTCAGCGACGATGGTAGAAATCTCAATCACCCAAGTATCGGCGACATCTGTGGATTGAAGACTGGCGTCCGTCAATCCAGTAGCGGTAATGGTATGGACGACATTAATAGACACGGGGTGTGCTCCACGAGGCACTTGGTCAATATCGTAGGAAGCATTACCGTATCCAGCAAGGGGGTTGTTGTTTGTTCCTACGGCATCGCTGAACCGAGCGTATGATTGGTCGGGTAAAGAAGGAGTAGAAGAATTGTAGCGATACAATTCACGAGAGTTATTCATTCTTAAAAGAGAAGGGAGAATATCTTGAAGATTGACGGAAACGGCGGTGTTGTTAATTTGTGCTGTGGCGGTAGTCATCAAAGAGGCAAGTGGGAATGCCTGTAAAGCATCTGTCGAACCGTAGTTCAAAGCGAAAGCACCCGATGGGACACCCGTAGCGGTAAGAGTGAAACTCAACCCTGATGTAATCAACATATCACGCCCAATAACTACATTTTCGCTCGGCACTTGGATTGAATAAATAAGCGAGGAGTTGGAAGCCGAAGTGGCTGGAAAACGCTGGAAAGTGGTTTGGGAAGCCCCTGATTTGACGGCAAAGTCTAAATCGCTGGTGATGTCGCCAATCACACTATCTCGAACTAAAACTGTTTTAAAGTCGCTCATCTTTATAATATATACTACGATAATAAATATTATAAAAAGAAATAATTGCCCGTCGCCTAAATACTGTCTGCCGACCCTCTAATCACTCGCCTTTCGATTGTATGCCCCTTTTTTCAAGAATGCGACTTTAATGGTTATCGCCTCGCCACTCGCCAGTCTAAAAGGATTTAGTCTGCCGAACTTGTCCCTCCAATATACTTGAATATCTATATTGCTTAAAGGTCGGTTTCCGTAAAGAGTTATCAATCGGTATTCGCTCGTAGGATTATAAGTAAGATTGGGTTTGTATTGCCCAGTATCACTCACTAAATCTGTGATGATATTCGCAAAATCGCTGTTATTTCCTCCTAAAACTACCTGTTGGGAGTTGTTAATCACGAGGGGGGTGGATACTTGATTTGGTTGAATAGGGAGGGTATTGGAGGTGAATACCAAACCCACGATTGGACTAAAATTGGCGATTGTGGAATACTCCTGATAAATCTGCGTAGAAGTCCAAGTAGCAGGGAGAGGAGCAGTTGGAACGGGAAAAGGAGTGATAATTCCGTTATTAAGACCTCCAAGATTAAAGGGGGTAAATAGAAAGTTCTTCCCGACCAAAGACGGGGCATACCCTAAATACTCTGCTGGGAAAGAGGGGAAAAGCCCGTAAAGGGGAGCATTAAAAAACAACCTGATAGGGGCGTATCCAGCAGGAGGAATGGGGTAAGTAGCCAAAGGGAAATAAAAGTTATAACCTGCCGTATCAAAATACAACACAGCACTATCGCTACTACTGTCCCAAGTCATTACGGGAGCGAAACCTGATGGGAGAGCCGCACCCCCTGCTACTACAGCCGCTTCAAGGGCGGCAAAGGCGGTTTGTAGGGCGGCATTCACCAAGAGAGGTATCACAGAATAATTATACACCTCGTAATAACGGTTTGCGTTGTTTTGAATACCATTTGCGGTCGCACTTGGAGGGGGTGGAAGAGGTGCTGCTCTGTTTTGTGGGAAGAACCTTAAAAAGGTCTCTCCTGATGTGTAAGTAGTCAGGGTTGCTGGGTCTTCCCATTCCAATTGGAGAGAGTATATGGTTAAATCTCTGTCTCCCTGATTGGGTTGGATAACGGGAATAAACACGGGCAGTGTCCCTGTCTCCACAGTAAATCGCAAGATAC